CGTCATAGCCACAGGTAGTAGGCGCAGCGTGGACTTGGTCGTCGCTGTTAGCAAAGAACGGGATATGAACGTTCATGCCGATTTGGCGATTGATCCGTGCGTACTCGTCGCGTTCTTCAACCACACTGATATAGACACGGTCGGTGCCTGCATAGGAGGCCGTGGTTTCCTCGCCCTCGGTAGACCCGACCTGATGGGTTGTCTTGAAGCGGTCATCATTGTAGATGATTTCTGCTTTCGCGATTCCCGATTCATTTAACGCACGATGAACAATACCGTCCACGATGGCTTTTCGAATGGTCTGGTCTAATGAAGGAATCTCAAAATACTGTTGCATTGGGGTGTCTCCTCATTAGCTCATAAAACTGGCTGGATACGCAAAAAAAAACAGGAGTCCGAAGACCCCTGTCTGTTTACAGTCCGAACCCGCGGGAAACGTACCGTTTAAACTCCTGTTCACCAACCGTGAAGGTGTCACCCTTCAGTGTCGCCACCACGTCATCTTTGATGAGTTGGGTTTTAGCGGCTTCGGCTACTAGCCACAACAACCGCATGTCGTGTTTCACGTCGAACACCTCACCCTGCTGTGGGTGCTCGGTTGTGGTTACCATCGCCTTCTCAAAGACATAGAAGCCCGTGACCTTAACAGCGTTGTGACCAATGTGCTCTTCGAGCTCTGGAGAGAGCCAGACCTTATAGCCGTGCAACGTTTGTGAATTTATCACCAGTGACTCGTTACGCATCTTGCGCAGTGTGCCCATGCGGATATCGCTTTCACAGGTAATCAGGACATCGCCACGTGTTGCGCCCAGCGGCATCTCAATGTACACCCGCTCGGGTTGAATCTTCTGATACAGTTCCAGCCGTTCTAAGAGCTTCACGACGCGTGCGTTGAGGCTAAGCTTGCCGATGTTACACCCGCCGTCATATTGGCTGAACTCTTCATTGTCATCGCCGGTTATGTTGAGGTCGATGCCTTCGAACTCAGAGAGGTGTTTAATAAAGTCTTTACGCTTTAACATTTTCTTAGTCATGGCCAATCCTTCCAAATAAAAAAGAGGGGACCGAAGTCCCCTGTCTTAGTTGTCAACACCCACGAGTAAAATGTGCGCCAGTTTCGGATAGTGCCAGAGCTGCACTGTCTGACCTTGCTTGCGCCACTTCGTACCCCGTTCGTCCATGAGATACCATTTCTCACCCTTGCCGTACTCCTCATGTTGGCCTGCGGACACAGACACCAACACACCCGCCTTCACAAAGTCGTATAACCAGATGAACTTGCTTAAGTCCAACGGCACACCAACCGTGATAGTCGGCCCATTACGGGGGATGGCTAAAGGTTTGCGGGTTTTCCCCTCGAGTATCAGTCGGAACCAGAGTGCGATACACAGGTATTGCGCCTCGGTGAAATGCACCTGAGGAAGTGAGTTAAAGTGACGGATTAAATCTGTCCCCGTACCCACTTCAATCATCAGGTGACTCAACGAGGTACCGAGTCCTTCTTCGGGTCGATACATGCGGTTGTCCTCTTGGCCAATGACATAGTATCAACCCGCCAGAATCACCCTTCCACTTTTTCTTTAAACGTATCGCGCAGATAGCCCATGGTTATCTTGCTGCACAGGTTACCCCACGTGAACTGGTGATTACCGTCAACCACCACCACTTCTTCCGGCTTAATGCCCAGCGGCCCCAGACGGTTCTCAAGGAACTCCAGCACGGTGATGTCGTGACGGGATGCACGCTTGTAAACAAATGATTCAATCCAGTCCTCAGGACGGCGACGGATAATAACGATGATGCCTTCGAGTTCTTGAATGGCGCGCTCAATGGCACCCGGATGCGATACGTTCAGTTCCATGATTAATCCTTACTCAGTGATTTTAGTGTATTCAACGATGGTGAAGCTGTGGGCGTGTTTATCGTCGGCCTCGACGTGTAACAGGGTACGCTCTTTGTACGCCGTGACATCGAACTGCGGGAAGATGGCATCAGCCCCACCCTCAATCTCGGTATCAACATGCGTAATCAGAATGCGGTCAGCGTGCTCGAGGTACATCTCGTAGACCTCAGCCCCGCCAATGATAACCACTTCTTTTTCATGCCAGCTATCAGCAATGAGTAAGAGTTCATCCGGCTTGGTGATAATCCCCACACCGTATTCGGTACCCTTCGCAGGCACCACGTTTTTGCTGTCGCGGGTAATCACCCAGTTACGGCGATTGGGCAGCGGCTTGGAACCAATCGACTCGAAAGTCTTGCGGCCCATCACCACCATCTTGCCCATGGTCTGTTCTTTAAACCACTGGAAGTCACGCGGTAAACGCCACGCCAGTTTGTTGTCTTTGCCCAGACCCCAGTTACGGTCCACGGCAGCAATTACGGTTATTTTCATTTACAGGTTCCCTAATCCGGCACGCATGGCGCTCAGGAGATTACGACGTTCGAGTTTGTGGACTTGCACCGTGTCACTGAAGTCAATGAACTGCGCATAACGCGGTTCGACCTCAATGCTCAATGCATGGATTTCAATGTGCAGCAGACGACCCGTGCCGTGGGTGCTACGGTGCAGCTTCACGGTGAGTTGACCTTGGAAGTCTTTATCAGCGAGCTTCTCAATTGCCTCTCTGACAGATTCAACGTCCAAGTCGTAGTCGATGTCACCGAGTTTGAAAATCAACCCGTGAACGTTATACAAGGACTGAGCAGGGAACTCTAATACTGGGCGAGACATTTGATTACTCCTTACAAAAAAACTAACCCCACCGAAGTGGGGCATGTTGATTAGAATTGAGACTGGACGGAGCTCTTACGATGAATCACCAACTGTGGCAATGTCAACGGTTGGGCGGTAATCAGTCGTTCCTTCGCACTGGACAAATTCGTTACCCGAGCATGGGTGATACGTTCAGGCTCGATGGCACCGTTCGCTTCGTCCAACAGATGTTCATTCATCAGACGTTGTTCGATATCCAACGACATCTGCATGTCGGCTTTATCGAACGAGAGTTCAGTTACCACGGTCAGATAACCGTCCATGACTTCCGGCACACGGGCAACGTGTTTGCGGTAGAAGTGTTCAAACTTACTGTAGTCACGGCTGGCGGTTTTGTGCATGTATTCCATACCGGCGGCAACGGCCCACTTGTAGAGTGGCTGTAAGCGCTTGTATGTTTCGAAGTCACACTTCTGGTCCAGTGTGAAGGTACGGCTGTTGTAGTGGAGGGTAGCGCTCTGCGTGTCGCGAGCGTAGCAGGCTTGTACGAAAGAGGCGATGCCAAGCATAACCGGACGCGGTACACGTAATGGTGCTTGATGTTCGAAATGCAACTCAAAGACTTTAGCATCACGCAGGTCTGCAGTGTTGCCCGTTACGTCGATTACAGAGAGCAGGTTATAGTTCATGGGTTAAATCTCCTTGCGATTACATAATGGAATAGGTCTCGTGTAAAAAAGGTCATTGTGTTACCTCACCTAAATGATATCTATCTCAGATTCGGTCGAATAAAAGAAAGAATCCCCACTCCGAAGAGTGGGGTTTCCCGACACTAAAAGGGATTAACCTTTTTCGTGTGCAGCGATACCAGAAGCGATATAGCCGTTCAGGCCAGCGCTCAGGTTTTTCTGGATCATGGCAATCGCACGCTCTGCAGAAGAGACGCTGGCGTTGATACCAGTGACGCCACGGCGAACCATGCGGACTGCACGAGCCAGACCCGGCTTGTCGTCGATTTTAACATCGTCAACACGCTTAACCAGTTTGGTCAGTTCAGCTTCGAACTTAGCACGCGCAGTGTCAACTTTGCGGTAGTTCTGAACCTGTTTCTCCAGCTCTACGCCCACTTTCTTGTAGAAGGTGTTAGCAGAGGCCAGCTGACCCGGGTTAGGAGTTGGAACAGACGCTTCGCCTTCAGCTTCAGACGCAACGTACGAAATAACGGTAGTTGCTTCGTCGCCTTCGCCTTCGGTCTTAACGACCATCTTGTTGCCGCCCAGCATCTCTTCTTCGCCAGTACCATGGTCGCGAACGATAGAGACCAGTTTCTTAGCAGAAGCCAGTGAAGCGGTTTCTGGGTTGGCAGCGCCTTCCAGCGAGCTAACCATTTCTTCACCGACCAGAGTCAGTTCAGCCAGCAGGTCAACCAGACTGGTGCAGACTTTCAGCTGCTCATCCAGCTTGGCAGTTTCGTTACCCACGAACTTGCCACCGACAGACAGTTGCTTAACGAAAGAACCAGAGATGGTGTCTTTCTTCTGCTTGCCCAGTGCGCGGATCTGCGCTTCGTATTTCTTAGCGCGGCCCTGAATGGACTTGCCGACGTTGCTGAATTTCAGCCAACGATCTTTCAGTTTACGACCCTGCTCTTGCAGCCACTCGAGGATACGCTTCAGGAAACCTTTGATATCGGTCCACAGCGATTCACGAGCAACCTGACGACGGTTCGCAGCGCCATAGCTTTCGCGAGCTACAGACTGACGGTTGTCCAGACCCCAACGGCGACGAATAGACTCCTGCGCAACGTCCAGTGCTTCCGCAGCGGAGTCAGGCATGTCTTCTTCGGCTTCCATCTTTTCGTCTTCCGGAGTTTCGCTTTCCGGATCGGCAGCG